CGCCGAGGCTCGCGCCCGACGCGCTCTGGAGGGAGGGGAAGGCGAAGTTGCTGTTGCCGTCCACCAGATCCCAGCCCAGGTAGTTCATGGTCCGGGAGTGCATGAAGAAGGCGCGGCGCGAATAGGGCACGTTGCCCGAGTCCAGGCCGTTCTTCATCTTGCGGATGTCCGTGCGGACGTTGGCCAGCGAGGTGCCCGTCTGGTTCGACTTCAGCGACGAGGTGATCCAGTTGTAGATGCCCTTCGGCGTGCCGCTCAGGCCGGTGCCGTTGAAGCACTGGGTGTCCTCATCGATCGCCACCGTGCGAACCAGGTCTTCCTGCACCACGCGGATCGCATCCAGGGAGGCGTTCCGGCGCAGGTCGTTGCTGAACGGCACGATGACACCGAGCTTTTTCTCGACCAGCTTGAGCTGACCGAACGTCGGCTCGGACGTCGCCAGGTTGTCGTTCTCGGCGCCGATGTAGCTGACCGAGGTCGAACCCGTCAGGCGCGGCGTGGTGAACGAGCCGTTGACCAGCTGCACCATGCGGGGACCAGCCTTGCGGAAGGCCGACTCAGCGCGCAGGGCCTCGATGAACTCGGCCCCGACGAAGTTCTCCGGGATGAGCGCGCCACCCGCGGTAAACGAGGACTGCTGCAGGGCGCGGGCCTGCGGGGAGCCGGCGCCATACAGCCGCTCCGCATCGCGGACGGCCCTGTGGTGCTCATGGGCGTCGTGCGAGATACGGGCCGCGAGGATGGCCGCGAGGGCATCGCCCTTCTTGTACGCGCGGGTTTCGTTCTCCCGCACTTCGATCGCCGGCACACGCGCCGCGCGCTCCTCGACGTTCTCCTTGGCCGCAACCGCCGCGACTTCGGGAACCACCGTGGCCCGCTTGGCCTCGTCAATGGCCGCACGCGCAGCGCGCGCACGATCCGCCGACTCCAGTTCGTTCTTGCACCGCTCGGCTTCCTTCAGGAAGTCCGACACCCGCTGGTGCTCTTCTACGCTCAGGCCCCGATTCTCGGTCTCCGTGAGAGCGGTAATAGCGTCCGCTTCCTGGAGCGCTTGTGCCCGCTTCTCGCGCAGCTCTTTCAGCGTCTTCTCGTCCATTGCTGGCTCCTTCTATTCGGGGCCAACAACAAAGGCCCCGTTCCGCTCCTTGGGGCCTCTTGGAGCAGGACGGGGCCTCTACCGAAGTTGTGACGCGCGGCCTCCGTGGGCCTGCGCGAGCTTGTCGGACTAACTACTGGTGCGTCCGATGCGGTAATTCATTGCATCGCACTTGCACTTCACCTCAATGGCTTTACCTGACCGCAGCGCATCGCTATCGATCCGAAACAACAGACGGCCGCAGGCCTGGCACCGCACCGGCTCCAGGTTCCGCAGTTGCCCGTCCCGGATCGCCACTACCCCCACGCCTTGGCTCGCTCAATCGCAATACGCAGCCGCAGCCGCTCTCGCACAGCCATCGCAGCACAGCGCTTCTGGAACGCCTCGGCCTCCGCCTTCAGGGCCTCGCCCTTCGACCGCGCCGTCACCGACGTCTGCGGATAGGCTGGGAACGTCACCGGGGACACGTCCAGCAGCGTCACCTTGCGGATCGTCACCAGCGGCAGCTCCCCGCGGCGCGTTGGTGCGTCGTCCCAGTCCATGTCGTCGTCGCTGAGCACCTGGAAGCCAAAGCTGGACCCGTCAACGTCGCCGCGCTTGATCTTGGAATGCACACGCTGGCTGTCAGGGTCGCTGGGGTCCAGCGCGATCTCGTAGCGCAGCCCCTTCTTGTCCTCAGACAGCTTGAGCGTGCCGCTCTTCGTCCGGCCCAGTAGGATGTTCGGGTCGTGGTTGAAGAGCGCCCGCACATCGTCGGTGCCCTCCAGCGCCGCGGCAAAGGCTCCGGGTGCAATCCGCTCGCGGAACAGGCCAGCAATGACGGTCTCCCTGTTGTAGACCGACGCATAGCCGCTGATCCGCAGCGTCGAACCGTCAGAGCGAACCTCGATCGGCGTCTCGAGAACGCGCGTCTGTCTCTCCATCAGTTCACCGCCTCCGATCCCTTCGCCATCTTCGGGTCATCCTCCGGCATCGGTGCCGGATCGGGCTGCACCGGCAGGCCATCCTTCGCAATCACCTGGGCACCGGACGGAATCAGGTACGTCTCGCCGGCCTTGTCGGGGATCTTGTTCAGTTCCAGGAGCTCGCGCGCCTCGTCCCCGTTGAAGATGGTGTTCTGCCGGCCGATCGCAATCGCGTCCATCGTGGACTTCAAGTCGCCCCGCGTCAGGCCGGCCGTGACGAACTTGGCGTAATGCGTGCGGTACGTCTTACGGCTCAGACAGTCGCGCTTAATGGCCTGCGTCCACTGCTCGAAGTACGGCATCAGGCCCGTGTTCTGCCAGCCGATCATCAACTGCTCCACGCCCGACCCCCACGAGGTGTCCTTGGTGTGGTTCTGGATGATGACGTTCGGCACCCGCCAGATCCGGGCCGCCACAGAAATCTGCTCCTGGGTCAACTCCGTCAGCTGGGACTTCTGCGGGTCCGTGCTGACGATGTTGATCTTCACGTCCTCGGGCAGCACCGCGATCTTGTTGCGGTTCTTGGAGCCGCCAAACTTCTCCGTCCATTGGCGCTTGAAGTTGTCCTTCGCGCGCTCCGTCAGCTTGCCGGGATGGGTGACGATGATCCCCGGCACCGCCCCGTTGCCGAAGTAGGCCGCGATAAAGTCCGTCGTGGCCTTGTTCGTCGCCAGCGCCTCGCGGTTGATCCAAATCGGTGAACGACCATCCAAGCCGTCGTTCGAATTCATGTGCAGGTGCAGGAACGGTGGCCGATCCGGGTGGAACAGGAACTCCTGCGGCGCCACCGAGGATGACATCTGCACCGTGTACCGCTTGATATTCGAGGCGTTCCGGTCCACGCGCACGCGCGTCGGATGCACCGGCCACAGCCCCACCACCTCGCCACCATCCCGCTGGATGTAGGCGTAGGCCCGCCCCCACATCGCCAGATGCCGAGTCAACATCTCACGGAACTGGTACGCGGTCAGTTCAGGGTTTGGCAGATCGTGCAGCAGGTCATACAAGGGGTGGTCGTCTGCCGACTCACGCCCGTTGGCCGTCTTGCGATACAACTTCAGCGGCAACTGGCCCACGGTCTCGCTGATGGCGTGGACGCACGAATAGACCGCCGGCATCCCCTCCGCGATCCACTCGTCAATCTCGACGCCCGCAATCGTCTGAGCAGACGCCCCCGTGCCGATGTAGTTGACCAACCAATCGGCCGGCGACAGCGACGTCCCGCCGTTGTCGTAGTGGCCAGAGACCTGCTGGCGTTCACCGAAGAGGCGAGACCAGAGGCTCATAGGGTCAACATCTCGTAAGCGTCGTCTTCCCACGCCGAGCGCCTGTCCGTGTTCCGCGTGGCTCGGTCCACCGCCATGATGAGCGCCACGATCCCGTCGATCTTCTCGGTGCTCTTCTTCTTGGACGGCTTCACGTTCCCGGCCGCGTCCTGCTCGATCGCCACGTTCCCCGCCATCCAGCGCAGCACCGGGTGCCCACCATGGCGCACCGATGCGCTGGCGATCAGCTTGTCCAGTTCCTTGGTCGGAGAGGACATCGAGCCGAAACCCTGCCCGAGCGGCACACAGTTCGCCCCGTCAGCCTGCAGCTGCGTCACGAGTTGTGTGGCTCCCCAGCGGTCATAGGCGATTTCCCGAATATCGAACCGCTCTGCCAAGTCGCGGATGTCTTCCCGGATACGGTCGTAATCACAGACGTTGCCGTCGGTGGTGCGTAGATAACCGTCTCGATGCCATTGGTCGTACGGCACGCGGTCCCGCCGTACCCGATCAGCCATCGTGTCGGCTGGCACCCAAAATTGGGGAACGACGTCATAGCCACCTTCACCATCCGGGAACACCAGCACAAACGCCGTCACGTCCCGCGTGCTCGCCAGGTCCAGCCCCGCGTAACACTCCCGACCCGCCAGGCTCTCGAGGTCCACCGCGCCCCCGCAGGTGTCCCACGTCGCCATATCCAGCCAGCGCTCGTCTTGCTCCGTCCACTGGTTCAGATACAGCCGGCGAAACGTGTTCTGTTGCGCCGGGATCGCCTTCGCCCGCTGCGCCGCAATCCGCATCTCCTCGAGACTGCGGAAATCCCCCAGCGCAGGATTCGCCTGGTGCCAGACCTTCTCGTCGGTCCAGTCCGCATCCATCGGTGCTTCAAACAGCAGCGGCAGAAACGTCGGGTCCAGCTCCGGGTTCTCCGCCACGTTCTTGGCGTGCGAGTAGAGTTCCCAGAGAATCGAATGCCGGTCGAACCCCGCCGTGGTGATGGCGATCATCATCGGCTGGGACCGTGCGCCCTGAGACGTCGCCAGGACATCCCAGAGCTCACGGTTAGGCGCCGCGTGCAACTCGTCGTAGATCACGACCGAGGCATTAAAGCCATGCTTGCTATACGCTTCCGCCGAAATCGCCCGGTAAAACGATCCGCTCTTCCGATGCACGATCCGCTTCTGCGAGTCGATGATTTCGCACTGCGCCGCCAGCTCGGGATCGTTCCGAATCATCTGCGCCGCGACGTTGAACACCAGCGCCGCCTGGTCCTTGTCGGCTGCCGCCGAGTAGACCTCCGCGCCAATCTCCCCGTCGAACAGTAGAAAGTAAATCGCCAGGGCCGCCGCGAGTTCTGACTTGCCGTTCTTCCGCGGCAGCATCAACAGGCACGTCCGAAACTGCCGCAGCCCGTCCTTCTTCGTCGTGAACAGCTTCTTGACGATCTTGACCTGCCACGGACGCAGGTCGAACGACTGGCTGGCAAACTTCCCCTTCGTGTGGGTCAGTTGGTTAATCAGGCGCACCGCTCGCGCGCCAGCCGTCTCTTTCAACCCAGCACTCCTGCCCACTTACTCACCGGCTGCTCCTGTTGCGGCACCGAAATCCGCGCCCTGCCCACCGGCTCGAGCCCGAACTTCTCGTAATAGGGCCGCAGCGCCGTCGCCACCCGCAGCAACTTGTCCGTGTCGTCCGTCAACACCACCGCGTCCTGTCTCGCCCGGAGCTCGCACAGCGTGGCGAACGAAAACACGTCCGCAGTCGTCAGCGTGCCCATCGCCAGGCAAATCGGCGCCATCAAGTCCCACAACCGCATCGCGTCGGGCGTCATCCCGGCCGGTTTGACCACTTCACCAGCCGGCGGCTTGGGCTCCAGGGCGTTCAACTTGCGCTTTCCAGGGTTCCCCCGTAACAGCTTGAGCGCCGTAGGCTTAGGACGACGACCGGAATTGTGAT